CCCAAACATTTTTACAATAAATATTTAACCAAGCCAATCTAATGTATATTGAATTTTTCAATATTATTTAAAACAAAGGTTAAAGATATTCCGGATGATAAAGATCCATTTAATCGTATAAAATTTTGTAAAATACATAGATTTGGGTGAGCAACATCCGAAAATATTCCGGTGAGAATATTGTCTAACTCATCAGAATATCCAACGGCTCTTAAGATTAATCGTTTTATAATAGTACTAGCTGCTAAAATAACAACAGAACTAACTAATTTGTCGTAAGTGGAGTAATCTCCATTAATAACATTTCGATGTTTCTTAAGGCGTAGATATATATCTCCCCATTCTTTTCCATAGCAATTGACACCTCCAACGGTTTCACATTCTTGGAAGTTGTTCATGAAAATACCCATAAATGAACCGCAGTACATTCTTTGAGTGATTACTTGATCAACTGGAGAAATAGTAAAAATTCTGATTTTTCGCTCCGTAACTTTAGCTGAGTCTCTAGGTTCGTCTTTAGGACAACATGTATAAACAATATCGTTCCTATTACCTAAAGCATAGTTATCGATCCCATCGAAAACTACTTTTCTCAGTTTTTCATTTGGAATATATCCATCAGGTGCCATATCACTTGGCATAGGAATAAGATAATCGATTTTCTTTCCTGGAAATCGAAAGCCTGCAGAGGTCTTCTTAGGCATAGCTTTACAATATGAATTGTAAGAACACCCAGAAGTAGCAGAGTCGATATCCCAGATTTCGATTTCTTCAAATTCCTTTACTCTTGACCATTTATTATAAATATGATCAATGATGGCATCTAAATGAACCATATCAACATTATGAGCTTGGTGACTCACTTGTGTTAACATTTTCTTCCACATACTTTTGAACTCTCCTTCAGAAGTATGATAATCCTTAAAATTAGGAGCTATAAGAGTATGATGATACTCAGGTGGAAAGTATTGGAAAAACTTTTTATATGCAGGAAGGTTATAAACTTTAGATGTTGGTCTATGAGTTTTGACTGTACGGTCGGATCCAATAG